CAAGCACAAGTATCTACAAGAGGACTTGGTGCTGCAAATACATTAGGTGAAAGTAGTGATGATGGATTTATATCACCTGACCCTATGAATCCTGATAAAGATGTGTTTGTTTATCCATTTGGTGGCTTTATGTCTAACTTACTATTTGATGATGAAATGTTTTCTGATAGTGATAGAAAAGTACAAATGTCACCTAAAGCTTCATTACAAGGTGTTAACTTATTAGCACAAGGTTTTGTTCCTGGTCCTAACTCTATGGTAGCTTTTGGACTTAGTAAATTAATACCTAAAGCTGAATCAGCTACATCTGCTGTTGGTATTAAAAGTGGTTGGGGTAATGAACTAGAAACATTTATATTTGGAGAATTTCCTCCACCAGAAAAAATAAGTGATGCATTTAGAGAATCACCAGTATATAGAAAACTTGGTGCTGCTATGTTAGATGAAGATGAGTTTGAAAGAATAACTGATGGTTCAGGACAACTTGCAAGGATGCGTGCTAAAAGTACTATTGAATTATTTAGATGGGGTGTAGCTGCTGGTGAATCTCAGAGATTGTATAAAGCTGGTAAGTTAGATAAATATATACCACAGTTATATCCAGAATTTGATAAGAATGAATTAAATAAAGGTCAAATAGATAATCTTTATTTAGAGTATGCAAAAGAAAAATCAGGTACATTATTTGCATTTCAATTTATTTATCAGTTCTTTGGTCCTGCTGGATTTAAACCAGAGTTCTTTATTGAAGATGACCAAGGACAAATGTGGGGACAAGCTGTTCTTTATGAAGAATATGTTCGTATTAGAGAACAAGAAGGTGGTAATGATTTAAGAACATATACTGCTTTCTTTGAGGAATTTGGAGTAGAACATCCATATCTATTAAGTCCTAGAACACAAGCAGAAGGTGGTAAACAAAATTACAGTGTTAGAGTACAAAACCATCAAAAAGATAATCCTGAAATATATGGTAACTTAGAAGTAAGTGGTTATTACTTAAACATAGATAATCCTTATGAAGAAAAAAATTATAGAGATATTCTAGATTATAAAAATGAATTAAGTCCTGACCAATATCGTAGAGCTATTAATGATACTATAGGTTTCTTTAGATATAAAAAATATTCACAAAAGGTTGACAATTTTGAATATATGGATAGTACAAGAAAGACTATTCTTAAAAGACATTATAGAAATGAATTAAAATTAGCATTACCTGGTTTCCAATCAGAAGAATATGGTATGGTAAATCCTCCATCTGTTAATGATATTTTTGATGAAATGAAAGAAAGATGGTTACCTAATCAAGCAATTATGGGAACAGAAGTTGGTAAAGGTTTTGGTGAAATAATGAAGTATTGGACAATTGCAGAATCATTATCTATGCAATATAATACATCAGGAAATCCTGATTGGTGGCTAACATCTAGTGACCCTAAAGCTAAAATGTTAAGAGTATATGTATATAATGGTGCTAATGAAATAATGGAACAATACCCTGAGTTTTGGGGTGTATGGAACGGAGTTCTGGTAAAGTTATATAGAGATGACCAAGAAGTATTGGACTATTTTGAAAGATAATTATGGATAAAGTAAAAGCAGCCTGGCGTAAATTTGAATCATGGTTTGAAGCTATTGGACCTGAAAGAGGTTCTGCTTTACAATTTTTTCGTAAAGCTGATAAATGGGTGAATGAAAATATTCTACCTAATTTAGGTCCAGAAGAACAAAGTGAGTTCGAAAAAGAATTTTATAATTGGTGGAATACTGAAGTAGCTGAAACAGAAGCAGAAATGATTGGCGATGAAGATGATGCACCTTTTGATGATACAGACCCTGAAACAGGTTTACCATCTAGAAGTATACCTAGCGATAGGGACCCAGATTTAACAAGTAAGTCTATACCTGGTAAAGAAGATTATGAAGGTTCTGGTTTACCTGGAGACGAAACATATGGTATTTCTAATAAAAACTTTAATAAATTTTCTCAAAAATATGGGTACAATGTTGACCCAGATTTAATTAATGATGAAATACTTAGATTACAATCTGAAGAAGGTGTTGATAATTCTATAGAAATAAGTGAATTATTAGAGTATCAAGCACTTATGCAAAGTGATGCTTTAGTTAGACCTGCATACGAAGATAGTGGTAAACCTATTCTTGATGCTAATGGTAATCAATATTTCTTACCGTTCCAATCACATTTCGATGGTATCAAAGTATCAGACATTATAGATAGTAATGCTTCAGCACAAGAAATAGAAGATTGGCAAAGCTATCTTATTAGACACAATATAGTACCTGATGATTACTTTATTGAAAGTCAAGGAGTAATGTCAGAAAAATTACGTGCATCTATTAAATACGTAATGAATTGGCTAGACCAAAACAGACACGTTGTAAAAGGTACAGATGTATACGCTAATGAAATAGAAGGACAAGATGCTATATTCTTTACATCTTATTCTTCTATGTATGAAGATGCAGATTATCATAGAAACTTAATTGGCTATGCATTAAAAGAAATGGCAGGTGAACGTGTTCAACTTGATAAAGCTGAAGATGCAAAGATTGCAGAACAATTAGCTAAAGAATACATACCTCCTCGTAAAGAAAACTTAGAAGAAATGGTAGAGGCATACTTTGAACAAAAATTAAATCGTAAACCTACTCAACAAGAACTAGACCAATGGTCTGGTACATTTGCTGAGAGTTATAATGCCGCTTATGCACAAGCTTTATCAAAAGCACAACAAATAGCTGACCATAATTGGATGGAAGAAAATCCTCAATATTTTGAAATGAATTCACAAAGAGAACAATTTGCAAAAGATTATCCTGGAATAGGATATACAGATTTATCACAGTTTAGTAAAAGTAGTCCAGAAGATATTATGCAAGACCAATTAGATGCAGAGTTTGGTGAGCAAGAAGATGATGTAGAACGTGGTAAAGCTATTAGACAAATGCAATCTGATTTAATTACGTATATGTTTGGAGGATAATGTTAGGTCTTACAAGTAAGATAGCTGATGATTCTTTAAATTTTATATATAGTGACAAGATAAATCCAGAAAGTCCTCTTTATAAAGAATATATAGATTTACTTGAAATCCGAAGCAATTATGAAAAACGTCTTAATAGAATGGAAAGAAGTTGGAAAGCTGGAGATGGCACTTATATAAGTGAACAACAATATAATGATATTATTAATCCACTTAAAGAAAAATTAAATTCAACTATCAATCGTATACAACAAATTACAGGAGATGCTGGAAGTAATCAAGCTATGAAAGTTATAGGTTATAGCTCTGCTAATGACCCTAAAGCTGAAGATTTCAAACCTAAACCTAAAGCAGATTTAGGTGATGCAAATATAGTATTAGCAGACTCTAGATGGGGACAACTTAGTAACTTAGCTGACCATACATTTACTTATGATGGTAGAGAATATAGAAGTGTTGAGCATGCATATCAAGCTAATAAATCTGGTAAGTTTCACGAACCTACTTATAGAGCATACTTTGATAGACCTGAAGCTAGAAAAATAAATACAGGACCTCCTGCAAATAAAAAAACAAATATAAAACTTATGGAAGATTTATATAGACAAATGTTATCTGAAAATCCAGATATGGTCGACTTGTTAAAAGAAACTGAAGGATTTAATATTACACATCAATTAAAGAAAAATGATATATGGACAACTGAAATGCCTAAGATATTAATAAAACTTAGAGATGAATTTGCAACTGGAACTCCTGAACTTAAAACTGTAGGTTGGATAGATGAATTAGCTGATAATGAAATATTTGTTTTTGGAAGTAACAAAAAAGGAATACATGGTGCAAATGCTGCATTACAAGCTAAGAATCAATTTGGTGCAGAAATAGGTGTTGGTGAAGGATTAACTGGACAAACATATGCTTTACCTACAAAATCTACTCCTTATAAAAGTTTAACTGTAGATGAAGTTAGTAAAAATATAGATACGTTTTTAGAAGTTGCTAAAAATAATCCAGATAAAATTTTTAAAATGACACCTATAGGAACTAATCTAGCTGGATTTGAAGCACAAGAAATAGCAGATTTATTATTTAGTAAAGATATACCTAGTAATGTACATGTACCTGAAAGTTTATTTAAATTAAAAGGTGGTACAGGTATTACACCTTCTCCAACTAAAATGATTGAAGTAGAAGGTGATTTTGGTGGACCCGGAGATGCTTACAGAGCAAGAACCGGTAGAACTGGTGGTACAGTAGGAGATATTACTATTGATTTTGTAACTCAAGCTACTTATGACAGAGGTGCAGGTAGCGGAGCAACTAAAGGAAGTACACAATCTGGTAAAAAACCTTATCAACCAATTGTTGTTAAAGATGATGGAACAATGAAAGGTGGACAAATAGATGAACTAGCACAGATAATTGCAGACAATTTAACTACTGGTAAAACAGTTAACATTGCTGGACATGGTGCTTATGTATCTCCTGGGAGTAGAACTGGATTTAAACAACCAATGGACCAAGAAGTATTTAATAATGAACTAAATAAAGTATTTGATAAAGTTTTAGAAATTATAGGAGACCAACCTATTACAGGTAAAGTTATAACTGGTGGACAATCTGGATACGATTTAGCTGGTTCACGTGCTGCAGCAAGTCATGGTATACCGAATGAAGCATATTACAGTAGTACAAAAGCAGAAGGCGGTGCATTATTTAGAAACCCAGATGGTCAAGATGTAGATAACCTTGAAGAATTTAGAAAAAGATTTAATAGATTTGGTCCTGGTGGTATGCCACCTATAGATACACCAGAGTTTGGAGAATGGTATGAAAAAGAAATAGAAGCTAAAAATTCAAAAGAAATAATAAATGATATTGCTAAAAATGTAGATGTAGAACCTAGTAGGTTAAGGAAAGTTATGGGAGAAGTACCAGGTTTTCTTGTCGTTCCTTTAGAAGCAGCAATAGAAGTAGGGTTAAGATATGGAAGAATGGCTAAAGCTCATCCTAATCTAGCTAAAAATGCTAGAAGATTTATTATGTACGAATTAGCTATGTTTGCTGGAGCTGTAGTTACTGGTCTTTCTAGTTATTATTCTGCTAAATATGATGCTACCAATGAATTTGGATATAGTAGTAAAGATTTATATTCATCATATAGCTATGACCGTACATCAGAAGATAACGTAAGAAGAATGGAAGAATCTGTAGCTTATAATAAAGAAATTACAGAATTGTATGAGTTATATCCTGAATTAAAAGAATACAATGAAACTATGGCTCATCAATTTGCAATGCAAGAAGCATCAGAAAATATGGATTTCTTTATTAAAAAAATGCCTACTTATTACATAGATGAAATTTTATTTGAATATGTTCCTGTACTTAAAGAAGCTAGAGAAGAATATATAGACAAAAAGTTTTTTAGTGAAGGTGGTTGGAGAGCAGCACTTGCACAACCTCAGCTTGTAGAAAAAGGAATTGAATGGACAATTGATGCTATACTAGGAAACAAACGAGTCGAAAAGGAAGCTTGGTCTTATGACAACAGGTGAAGAAAATAATAATAATACAGAATTAACAGTTGGTACTGCTGGTGGTGTTATATCAGAAGTACAGGAAAATAGAAAAGATAATCCTGAAAATTGGCAAAGTAATTATCCTGATGCAGATATTGTCTATGTTGTGGGTGAAGGATATAAAATAGTTGTACATGACCCACCTTATCAATACTATATGGATTTACCAGATGATTATGTATTACAAGATATAACTAACATTCCTAAAAGAGATATTCCTGCAGATGATGATATAGAAGCAGGACACCGTAAAACTATGGGAATACCTGAATTAAGTAAAGATGCATATGATTCAGGTTTTCTTGACCCATATACAGTACCAGTACCTGTAGGTATATTAGATTTACAAAAAGGTTCTGATTATAAAGAACTAGCATCAAGATTTAACGAAGCTGTTGAAAATAATAAAGGCCGTATAACTTCTACATTAATGAATGACCCAGAATATGTAGGGTTGTTAACTGCTGAAATGTATGCAACAGGTGGTGATGTAGCTAAAGCTATAACTAATCTAGAAGCAACAGATGCTTATGGTGGTGTTCTTAAAAGATTAAACCTTAAACAAAGCCAAATAGATAATGAAAGATTACAGTTTACAGATAATTTACAATGGCAAGAAAACTATGCTAACTATGTAGCTTATTTTAAAGATTTATCAATAGCTAATTATGGTGTAGAACTACCAGAAGAAGTAGCAACTGGATTAGCAGAGTTAGTTAATACTGGATACTTTACTACTGCTTCAGCTAATAATCAATTAAATGCAATATTAGATAGTCAATCAACTACAGAGTTAGATTCTAAAGTATTAAACATATTAGAAGGACAAACTGTTACACAAACTGTATATGGTGAACAAAGAGTACGTGATTTAATGGATACTTATTTACCAGATAGTTTACATAACTCAGCAGATTTTGATGTAAAGAAACTTGCAGGAGATTTACGTAAAGCAGGTGTTAATAGCAAAGATGCTGAAGATGCAATTATTGCTAAAATGAAAAAAACTAGATTTCAATTTTATGATATGTATGATGAAGATATACCTTGGGCAACTATATTGTCAAGCAAACAATCATCTGCTAAAAATATACTAGGTGTTGACTTGTCAAGTAATGACCCATTGTTAGATGAGATAATTAAAATGAATGATGTTAGTAAAGAACAACAAAGATTAAGAGAATACGGTTTAAGTAATGGTATGCAAAAAACTAAAAATGATTTAGCATTAAGTATTATGCAATCATTTGGTACAGGTGTAGTTCCACAACAGAGTTTTAGAGGATAGTATGGCTGATTTTTTAGAAGGTGAAGTAAGTAGACAAGTTAAAATACAAAAGAATGGTCAAGTTAAATTTGCTCAATCTGGTAAACGTGAAGGTGAAGATAAATCTGAACTAGAACTTATGGAAGAACAAGGGTGGGTACAAACATCTGCATATGACGAAGGTGTAGATATGGCCTCAGCTTATGCTGCATTTTTACCTGAAGATATAGTAGGTAAGTATGCTGAATCTTGGGCTAAAAGTGGAGATGCTAACATTGCTTTAGCAGCAACTAGAGAAACTAAAGAATGGAAAGATGAATTTGCATACCTACAACGTAAAGATGGTTCATTAGTTGTAGATGAACTTACTGCTTTATCTACAAAAGCTAGTTATAAAGAAACATTATCTGAAGTAGGTGTTACTAATTTTGAAGACTTTGAACCATTCTTTAATGACATGATAGGTGGTGGTGAAGAAGAAGACCCAGTATCTGCAGTTGAATTTCAAGATAGAGTAGACATTGTATACGCTGGTGTTAAAGATAAAATACCTGAAGTAGAAAAATTATTTAGAGATAGATATGGTTTAGATGTTGATAGTGGAAGTATTTTTGCTGCATTAGTTAATCCAACGATTGAAGATAAGATGTTAGCTGGTGATATATCAACACTTAACTTACAAGCACAAGCTAAATCAAAAGGTTTTAGTTCAACATTTAATAGATTTGAACAGTTAAGAAAACTTGGAATGACTGAAGAACAAGCTAAATCATTGTATGGTACTGCTGGTAGTGTAATGTCTAGTGCTAGAGCTGCAGGTAGAGATTTAAATATAGGAACATTAGAAGGTTCAGTAACAGGTGATATGACAGCTACACAAAAGCTAGACAGAATACAAGGAAATATTAGTTCTCAAATGGGATATACATTAGGTGCTGCAAAAAAAGATGGCAAAGTTACTGGACTAATTGAATAACCTGCTATAATATAGTTTATGCGTTGCGTGGTCCGCTTAATAGACCTGCACTCAGCTTTCGAAGCCTACGTTGAAAGCTCGTATTAAAACCGTAGAGTAATGGACTTATAACTAAAGCTACCAGGGGATAAGTCAAGTGTTTAAGGTAGCACCCCGGCAAGATGCCTATGGTCTTGTCTGATAGGTTAACACATAGTGGAGGTACAAAATGGAAGAATTTGATGCACCGCAAGAACATGGTGTAAAACAAATGAGAGAAACAATTGATAGAAAAGATGATGCTATCAAAAAACTTGAGGCAGAATTAGCTTCTTTTAAAGAAAAAGAAATAGATAATGTCTTTGGTAAATTAGGATTATCTACTGACAAGGGTTTCGGCAAAGCGTTAAAACAAGTGTATGATGGACCGATTGATACAGAGTCTATCTCACAGTTTGCTAAAGAAGAGTATGGTTATGAATCAACTGGTCAAGTACAGGAAGTAACACAACCCGTATCTGAACCAATAGTTCAAGACGATGCTAGGTCTAGAGTAGCTGCACTTGATGCAAATTCAGTTTCAGACGTACCTTTAAGTACCAATGAAGAATTAGCCAAAGCTTTACAAGGTGCTTCAGTAAAAGATTCACTTAGAGCTAGGTTAGCAATCATGGAACAAGACAAACAGAATAAGTAAAAGAATTTAATACGACAACATACGGAGGTATATCATGGCAGCAATAACGCTGACAGGTGACACACTTTACTCCCAAAAGATTAACAACTTTACGGGGGAGCTATTCCGTGTAGGTGGTCAAAGAACTCCTTTCTTATCTGCAACAGGTGGCTTGAACGGAGGTAAGGTTTTACAATCTACCTTCTGGCAAATACAAGCTGCTGACTCACACACAGTATCTTCTGAGCCTACTAAGGCAAAAGAAGGTGACGCACCAACTGAATATCTTGGAAGAGATAGAGTTGCGTACACAGGTGTGACGCAGATATTCCATAAAGGTGTCAAGATGACTTACACAGCTATGGCAACATTTCAAAATCAGAATCCATTTTCTGTTAATGCAGCTGGCGGTCCAATAAATACCGTAGCTTCATCTGATGGTGATGGAACAACTACTGCAGGAACCTTATTAGGACTTGCTGGTGGTAACCCAATAGTAGATGAATTTGCAGAGCAAATGTCTTTAGCTCTTGAAAAAGTAGCTAGAGAAGTAGAATGGTTTGCATTTAACGGTGGTTACGCAGACGGTGCACACGCTACACCTGGTTCAGGAACCAGAGAAATGCGTGGTATTTCTGAGTACTGCTCACTAAATGCTAACGCTGATAACACAGTTGCTCCTACATATGTAGGCGGAAACGTTTATTGGAACGGTACTACTGGTAACGGTGCTACAGGTACAAACCAAGTACTTTCTTGGGATGCTATCGCTAACTCTCTTAAGAGATTGTATGATGCACATGCTCCAATGATTCAGCCAGTACTTTGTATAAGTCCACAAATGCTTTTGGACCTTAACAAAGAACTACTAGCTGGTACTGTTGGAATTACAGGTGCTATCCTACCTAGAGATAGAAACCTTGCTGGTATCGATATTGACGTAATTGTTACTCCATTCGGACAGATTGGAATGATGGTTATTGACCCTAATATCTTACCTGACAACACTGCATTTATTTTAGACTTCGCTTTTATACAGCCAGTCTTTACAAATATCCCTGGATACGGAACAGTATTCGTAAGAGATATTGACCAAAATGCAGATGCAAAAGTCGCTAAAGGTATCTACATGGAAATGGGGTACGACTTCGGTCCTCCTTCATACCATTTGAAGATAGCTAAAGTAAAAGACTAACAAATTTGAAGATTTGGGGGGAATCCACCTTCCTCCCATTTCTTCTGTTATAGTAAGGAAGATATGCAATTACAAAAAGAAGTTTTAATCGACATTTCAGATAATGCTGTAAACTCATCCGCTGCACAGTGTGATGGTTTATTGCTATCAGGTATTGTATTTCCAGCAGCAATGACTGGTTCTACAGTAACATTTGATTTTTCATTTGATGGAAGTACCTGGGTAGATGTAGTAGAGACAGATGGTACTGAAGTATCATACTCAGTTTCAGCAGGAAACGTAGTAAGAGTAGACCCTAGTGGTTGGGCTTTTGCTTCTCCTGGATTTTTAAGAGTAACATCTAGTAACTCTGAAGCAGCCGATAGAACATTAAATTTAATATTTAAACAAAGTTAGGAGTCGTTGTGAGTGACACAATAGGCGACCTAGTCGATAGGGTATATAGAGAATACCTAGAACCTGTAGATAAAGTAGAATCATATTCCTATTTATCATCTGGTATTAATGATTCTGTTGATTCAATTACCTATGATGGTAACTTATTTTCAATTGAAGAAGAAGATGCATTAGATGCTGGTGCAATTGTAGAAGTAGGACAAGAACTTATGTACACAACAGCTCTTGATGCTTCAGCTAATACTATTACTGTTAAAAGAGGTCAAAGAGGTACTACTGCTGCTGCACATTCAGCAGGAGATTTAATTAAAATAGCACCTGCATTTCCTCGTAAAAATGTATATGAAGCTATAGTTGACCAAATTAAAAACCTATACCCTACATTATTTGCAACAGAAACAATAGAGCTTACTGCTAGTACAGGTTATAAACTTTTAGGTACATACGGTAGTAATGTAGATACTTATAATTATTTAATAACACCTCTTAAAGCTATATCACAATATACAGATTGGCAAGCAGGTTCAGACCAAACAGGACTTAAATACAATGGTGTAGCTATAGAGATGATTGACCTACCTAATCCTTTTGTATACACAGATGACACATCAACAGAAAGAACTAAAACATATACAACAGGACCTGATGTTGTACACGCAGTACAATTTGTAAATATATCAGCAGGACATACTGTGTATGTAACATTTAAAAAGAAGTTTGTTACACCTACAGCAGAAACTACAACTTTAGCTTCAGTAGGTTTAGAAACAGAATATGAACCAATTGTTATGACAGGTACAGCTGCACAACTAATAGCAGGTAAAGATATATCTAAACTTAATGCATCTTATATAACAGAACAATTAGAAACAACTGTAAATCCTATAGGTAGTTCTAGTAGTGTTGGAAATAGTTTATTAAGATATCAGCAATTGTTAATACAACAAGCTCGTAGTAATTTAAGGTCTAAATTCCCTGAACCAGTACAACTTAATAGCATACTTTATCCAACCTAATGCCAGGTCCTTACAGTAATTCCAAAAGCATAGCTCATATTATGCCTGTATGGCAGGATAGAAATCGTAAAAATATGGGAACAAAATTAGATTCACCTGTGCATAAAGGACATCCTTTGAAAGTAGTTAAAGATGCCTAGGATACCTACTACTGAGTTTATAGATAATCCTAAAAGATATGGATATGACGTACGTATAGATAAATTGTTATTACGTGCAGCTATAAATCCTAATAATCCTATGACTATACAATCATCTGATGTACAAGCAGGACAAAATGTAAATGTTAAACAAAACCCTGAAGATTTTACATCTAACTTAGGTCGTATATATTCAAGAACTAATTTCTCATCAGGACAAGGACTTGATACTGCACATAGAACTAACGCTCAACCAGACGATAACAATAGATTTTGGGATAGTAAAGGTATAGATGTATTTCATGGAGATGATGAAGTATCTTATAATATACATTTACTACATACAACATTGACACAAAACAAATCTTTAGGTGGTGGTAATAATTATATGACACAAACTACTAATGGTGATATCTATGTAACTGATACTACAAACATACATAAGTATGATGGTACAAACTGGACAACAATAGCTGCTGGTACATCTGGTGCTTCACATAACTTTACTGGTATAGCTGCATTTGGTAATGGTTTATATGCTACAACTAAAAATGGAACTTCTGGTTCACAATTAATTAAATTTGATGGTAGTTCTTGGAGTACATTAACTACTGCACAATCTAGTTCTGGTGGTTTAACAGGTGTATGGTATGTAAAGAATAGATTATGGATATCAGGTAACGATGGAACAGCTGAGTATTTATGGGAAAGAAGTCCATTTGATGCATGGAATACAGGTTGGTTAGCTGATGCAGATAGTGTAGTAGAAATAGAACCTACACATAGTATTACTGGTGTTGTTGATGGTGGAGCTGCAGTATTAGCTTCAAGTACAGATGGTACTGTATATTCATTTAAATTATCATCTACTACATCTGTATTTGTTAATCAAGGTCAAACAAAAATACCTTATGAGGAAGTACATTCAATAGCTGCTGCAGAAGGAATAATATTTATAGGTACTAAAGAAGTATCTAGAAATGTAGGACGTTTATATAAACTACAACTTGTTGCTGCTGATAATTTATATGTATTATCTGAAAGACAGTTAATAAAAGAATGGGTAACAGCTGTAGATACAACACCTAAGTCAATGTTTGTGTCAAGAGATAGTGTTTATATAGGAATAAAAGAAGCAACTAATGAAACAAATTTGTGGCGATACTACCTACCTACAGGTGGTTTGGCTAGAGATTTGCAAACAGCTGGTAATGGTTTTGTAACTGGAATTGTACAAAGTAGTGGTAAATTTGTTATATGTGTAGCAGGTTCTGATGTATATATAGAAACATCTACATACGAAACTACAGGTTATCTTATAACATCTGCAGCAGATTTCTTTACAGCTGAGTCAAAACAGTTTGTTGGTGCAGAAGTATCTACAAAAGAATTACCAGATAACACATCAGTAGAATTATTATTTAGTAATAACTTTGAAGATTTAGATACTCCAGGTAGTGCTAATTATGAAAGAGCTATTAACCAAGTGTCTGGTACAGGTGATACTGAAGTACAAATTAAACCGGTAGCAAGATATATTATTGGAAAATTAGTTTTAAATTCTGATGGAGTGGATACACCTAAAGTTAAATCTTTACAGTTTAGAGCATTGGCTAGACCAGAACTTGTAGTTGCACAAATACCTATAAACATTAGTGATAGAGTAGAAAGACCTGGTAGAACACCTATTAAGGTTAAAGAACTAGGAGATGCTTTATATAACGAACTTAGATTATTAGAAGGTGATGCTGTAACATTAGAAATATTTGACCCTAATGAAGTAATTAGAGGTGTTGTAGAATCTATTAGTTATCCTGTAATATCTAATACTGAACGTGGTTCAGTTACACAAATAGCATTATTAACTGTACGTGGTACTAGACAAGCAACAGTGACACAACCTACAAGTGTTCATTTATTTGGTGGAGAAGTATTAGGTAGAATAAGATTTGGTGGATAAAAAAAATATGCTAGGATATAAATTATGTCAATATTGATAATGCTTAAAGAAGGTGGTAGTCTAGACATAGATACTATTGGTAACTTACCTATAGATGAAGATTTAGATTTTACTGACGATGTTGAATATTCTGCTATAATCGGACTAGCAAGTTTTGGATTTTCAACTCTTGGTAAAACAGTTAACACGGAGAAAATAGCTTAATGACATTACAAATAGCAAAATATAGTAACTTTTTTGAAACAACATTAGATGGTGCAGTAGGTGCATCAGACACACAATTAGATTTATCAGCAGCTCCAACAGATGGAGCTTCAGCTATAGCAGCTCCTTTTTATTTAGTTGTTAACCCTGATAGTACTTCTAAAAGAGAAGTTATATTAGTAACTGCACTTTCTGGTACTAATATGCAAACAGTAACTAGAGATGTAGAAGGTAGACATTCACCAAACCCTACACATGATGATGGTGCAACAGTACGTATGGCTGTAGTTGGTGAGATGTTTGAAGACTTACACGATAGAATTAATGACGTAGCTTTAACAGGTGACGTTACGGGTACATTAGCATCAGCTACACAAGATGTAGCTACAACAATCGCTGCAGGTGCAGTAGATTTTGCTATGATAAATCAAGGTGATTTAATTACACAATCAGAAACTATTACATCAAATGATAGTGATACAAAGATACCTACAACAGCAGCAGTTAAAAACTATGCAGATGCAGAAACAGCTACCCTTACAAATAAAACATTAGGTGCTGTTACTTTATCAGGTGCTGTGACAGGTGGCGACCAAACAATAGCAGCAGTGGCATTAAAAGATTATGCTGAAACAGACCAAGATGTAACATCTCAGGCAGAATTAGCAATTAATTTAGCTAATGGTAATACAGGTTCAGTTACATTAGCACATTCTGTTACTGATATAGATTTTACAAATGTACCAGCTGCAGGAATATCAACTTTTACTTTAATCGTTACACAAGATGGCACAGGTTCTAGAACTATGGCTATTAACAAAACAACTGTAAATGGTCAAGCTGAAACTGCGGGTAAAACACCCAATGCAGGTGGATTAACATTAAGTACAGCTGCAGGTTCAATAGATGTTGTTACATTTATATTTCAAGATGCAGGCACAAGAGTTCTTATAATTCCACAACTAGCATTCGGGTAACACATGGCACCATTAGGAATTGCTAGAAGCTTAATCACTTCAGGTGGAGAGCTACCTTACGAAGGTAATACTACTTCTGCTGATTTGTTATGGCACATGAAAAAATATGAACATGGTACTTCTACTGCAAATGTATCTGGTGGTTTTAATGTTAATGGTGTAACACTTGTTATGGAAGGTTCAAGAGTAGATGGTGATACTACATTAACAGGTAACTTAAATGTTAACTCTGGTACTGCAGATAGTCTTGGTACAGCTGTTACATACAATGGTAATTTAACTATTAATGCAGGTGCTACTTTATCTACATCTGCTAGAAAAAGAGGATTATATATTTTTGTTGATGGAAATTTAACTGTTAATGGTTCTATATCAATGCAACATAGAGGTGCTGATAATCAAGCTAATCAAAATATACAAATTAATAATGGTTCAGGTTTACATAAAGTAGGAGGAAGTACAACAATAGCAACTGCTGGTTCTGCTGCAGGTGGTGCTAGTGGTAACACTGGTGGTGCTGGAAGTAACACTACAACTGCATTAACTGCAGGTGGTGGTGGAGCAGGTGGTAATGGTTGTACATCTGGTGGTTCAGGTGCAAGTGGTTCTAGCTTTACAGGAGGTTCTGGTGGTGGAGGACACGGAAGGTCTAACTATGGTTGTGGTTCTGGTGGAGGTTCTGCAGGAACTTTAGGTAATGCTGGTGGTAATGGTGGTAATGGACATAATGCTGACTGGTCACAATCAACAGGTGGTTCTGGTGGTGCAGGTAATCCTGGTGGTAGCGGTGGTAGTGGTTATCAAAATGCTTATTCACATGGTGCAAGTGGAGGAAATGGTACTGGTGGATTACTCGTTGTGTATGCAACAGGAAATCTTACAGTAGCTTCTGGTGGAAGTATTACAACAGTTGGACAACAAGGTGGAACTGGAGATAGAACTTGTAACAATGGTGCAGGTAACTGTGATGGCGGTGGTGGAGGTGCTTCTGGTGGAGGTATCTTAGTAGCTATATGTGGAGGTACTTATTCTAATAGTGGTACTGTAACATCAGCTGGTGGTGCTCAATCAGGTGCAGGAAGCTCTTGCTCAGGTTGTTATGGTAGAGCTGGTGGTGCTGGAGGATTACTCGTTGGAGGAGGATATAAATAATGAAATTAATTTATGATACAAATAATGAAGAACATAGAAATTATGCTGCTGCTCAATTAACAGAAGCAGATACAAGTGTAAATGAAATTTTACCACAACCTGTATGGGAGTTTGATGCTCCAGCTTTTTCTTTTAATCATGTTATTACTTCTTCTATACCTACACACCCAGATGATGTTGGTTCAGATACACAAGTTTGGTTACCGAACACTGATGATACTATTACTAATGAACAAGCATTCGCTACTTATTGTGTAAGAAATGGTGGACAAGTTTTAAGCAATGTCTCTAATTTAGTAGAAGGTACATATAGTGATTGTAGTGTGTATGGAATAGACAAACCTACATGGGCAGAAGTACAAACAGAAAAAACATATCTTGAATCTGTTGTTACTGCAAAGAATGGAGATGGTGACATATCATCAGTAGATAAAACTATAACTGTTCCTCATAATGTAAATGCACATACTGCAAGAAAGTATTTTGAAGATAGAGATGGTGCTGTTGCTTTTCAAACAAATTTAGATAATGCTGATGCACCAATAGAAAATCCTTATATAACTTTAGACAGCTACTAAACTAAGGCTATGACCTTAGATGTTGAATATCGTAATGAGTTAGTTACTTTTTTACCTAAAATACCTAAGATATCAATTATTGGTAAAGGAACTGCAGGTTTATTAACAGCTGTACATTTTCTTAGATTCTATGATTTATATAATTGTAAGTTAGAAATTATATATGACCCTGATACCAATCATTTATTAGATATAGGTGAAAGTGTTAATGCTGCTGTACCTGCTCAGTTGTGGGGTATAGGTATTGATATGAGTTATGCTGATAAATTAGGCTTTACTCCTAAGTTTGGTATTAAATATAATGACTTTGGTAATAAAAATTTTATACATCCATTCCCTACTAATGTAACATCATTACATATTGATAGTCATTTGTTTACTAAAGAGTTATTAAAGATACTAGAACAAAGAGGTGTAGAAATAACTGAAAAGAAAGTTACAAATTACAATGACATAGATGCTGATTATGTTATTGATTGCAGTGGCTTTCCTAAAGATAAAGAAAATATAACTTATACTCCGTATATACCTGTTAATGCTGCAGTTATAACTTCTGAAAATACTATTAGTAATGATTATTATACTCATCATACAGCTATGCCTTATGGTTGGAAGTGGCAGATACCTTTGTTAGATAGAATTTCTTATGGTCATTTGTATAACAAAGACATAGATACACCAGATATACAAGGAAAAGTAATAGAGTTTGATAGTTATTACAGAGAAGAAATGTTTGATGGAAGAGTATTGCACAATGGATTAAATGGTTTCTTTTTAGAACCTATGGAAGGTACAGCTTTAACTGTCACAGAAAATATTAATAGACATCTTATGGACCATATAATATATAAATTACCTGTACAAGAAGTTAATGAAAATATTGTTAAACATATTAAAGAAGTAGAAACAACTGTAGTAATGCATTACCTTAAAGGTAGTAAATACAATACTCCATTCTGGAACTTAGCTCAAGATATAGCAGTATCTAACTTTAAAACAATTGGTGATGAATTAAAGAATGCAATTATGTCACACTATATTGATGATTGTAAATGTAATGATAAACAAGATGCTTACAACTATGGTTTATGGGATTACAATAGTATAAGATATAATGTAGAAGGATTAGAAATAACCCTATCTGATATTTAATATGCTATAATCCGATTTATGGATTATATAGTAGGATTTTTATTAGGTTATTTTGTAAAAGAAATAATTATAATTCTAAAACAATTAAGTAACAATAATCATTCAAATGAATGGGAATGGGATAAATGAAACAACAAGTTAATCTAGGTCAAGTACTGCAAGGTGGATTAGCTGCATTGGTGGGATGGTTATTTAAAACAGTCAATGACTTACAACAAGAAGTAGCTGTACTTATGGTACAGATAACAGATGCTAAAGATGATTTAATATCTTTAGCTATTAGAGAACAAGAAATAAATTCAGCAATAACAGAGATATTAATTAAGTTAGGTGGATAGTGCTTGACAAGTTACGAAAAAACATTGGTTTGGTTCTGGGTGTTTTTACTATGTTGGGTGCTCTTGCTGGAGGGATTAACACGGCTGGTAGAATGGTTGATACCTTATCTACTATCGATGAACGAGTATCTAATCTCGAAAATATAATAGCTGAAAATCAAGTAGAAGCACAGATATCTGTGTTGTATGAAAAGATATATCAATTAGAACAATCTACTTATGATAGTCAATACTTAGAAGATAGAGTATTAATACTAGAACAACAAGTATATGATTTAGATACAAAATTATATGACGTAGAGTATATAGAAGATAGACTTACCTTTTTAGAAGCTAATCAAAGTAATCATTATCACGATACACAAGACAATAATAGTGTAGATTCGTGGGAGTTTGACCAACTTAAAGATAGAGTATTAATATTAGAGACACAATTTAATGACAAATGGTGGAAGTTTGATGATTTTGATTATAGAATAGACGATATAAGAAATCAAGTAGATGACTTATGGTCGTATACACACGGTCATTAATGATAAATGAAAGAGAAGATGGTAGCTTTATTAAGATTTGTAATTGCAAGTATGGCGATATTAGCTGTTCTTGTGAATTGGTTAATGGCACCTTTGACAGTATACTTAGTACGTAAAGAAAGCAAGATTGAGAAAGTATAATGGCGTTACCTGGAGCTTATGTTGCAAGAAGTAATACAACTGGTGAGTATTGTGGTAATTGCAAACATTATCTTAATAACTATTGCATTAAATTCGAAGAACAAGTAGCACCCGGAGGATGGTGTGCTGTATGGGAGCCATATGAAATTTGAAGTATTAAGATTTAGTAGTCAAAAAGACTCGACATCTGGGATATTGTTTGATGTTAGTAATAATAAACGTACATTTATGTGCTACACATTAGAAGATGAACAACGTGATGTTAAAGTTTGGGGTGAAACACGTATACCTGCTGGTACATATAAGCTTAAACTACGTACTGAAGGCGGATTTCATAGTAGATATGTAGCTAAATATAGTAAAGATTTTCACAAAGGTATGATATGGGTACAAGATGTACCAGGATTTGAGTACATACTATGGCATACAGGTAATACTGATGAGCATACAGCAGGTTGTTTAATAATGGGTAACACACAGACAAGTAATATTATACAGAAAGACGGCTTTGTAGGCTCTAGTGTTGATGCATATAAACTTGTATATCCACGTGTTGCTGAAGCTATAGAGTCTGGACAGGAAGTAACAGTAACTTATATAGATTATGATGGTGATTTAAAAGATAAACCAGCTGAAGATGTTATGGAAAAACTTGAAGAGATAAGTGGTGAAGTTCAAACTTTGTCTGCTAAACTAGACGGCAGGAGAATTACATGAGAGAATTAATGCCTTTTGTAAAAGGTAAAAAGTTTGGTGAAGAAACAGGAAGTGACCTTACACCTAAACCAGGGCTACCTGAAAATACAGTTATAACTGGTAACTTAGCTGGTGAAATAATTGGAGAATCAAGTGGTTCAAGTCCAGAAAATAAAATTAAAAAAATATTAGATGAAGTTACTGAGTATACTCCTACACAATTCCTTAAAAGATATAGTCAAAAAGATTATAATTTAATGGCAGGTATGTTAGAAGATGCAGGATTCGGTGTAACTACTAAAACTAAAACAGGAGATGTTACAAACTTTATATTAAATGAACAATTTAAAGGTGAAGGTATCGGTGGAACAAGAGCAAATTTAGGTCAAGGTATTGGTGGACCTAGAATAAAATCATTAAATAAATTTGATATGCCATCTGAGTTACAAGGTGTAGGAAGTATGAACTGGGAAAGATATGCAGAACCAACAGAGAAATATATACCAGGTGTAACAGATAAAACAATAACTGTTGATAATGCAATTATATCTACAGACTCTGGAATATTTGCTGAAGGTAATCAAAAACTACATTCAGCTCAACTAATGGATGATATTAAAGTATTAGAAGATACTATTTCAGGTTTTAGTGATGATGATTATAGTAGACCTTTATCTGCTGCTGACCAAACAACTACTGATGCAGAGAGGTTAGTACGTCAAAACAAAGCTAGAATGCGTTCAGGATTAGACCCTATAGTTAAACCTACAACATTAATAAATCCTGCTTTAGATGAGTTTGCTGGTATGTCTATTGGTGATTACTACACTAATCAATTGATAGCTAAGAAAGCAGAACTAGAAGAACTTAAAATAAGTATGGGTCCTGGTTCAGAAGAACTTAGATTACAAAATTTATTAGATTCAGCATCAGGAAATTTATCGTTTGGTGAACTGAAATCAACTACAGAACCTGTAAATAAACCTGCAATTACTACAGAAAATCCAATAACAGGAGTTAAAGATTCAACAGATATAACTAAGAATAAAATTGTAGGTAGTGAGTCTGGTATGGTTGGTCCAGATTATGCAATAGGTGGTAAGAGCGAAGGAAAAAATATATTTAGTTATCAATCAAAAGGTAAGTCAAGTATAGGAGGAATTGTATCTAATGACCCTGGTGCTATAAAAGGTATACAACAAATAGATGCATACTTTGCTAAAAGATGGGCAAAAGGTGAACCTTCTCAAGCTTTATTAATTGCAACAAAAGATTATGAAAATATTAAAGCAGGACATAGAGAAGCTGGTGTAGCTGCTGGTGTTCCTGATGTTCAACTAGATGATTATGTTTCAGGTAAAACTTGGGATGACATTGTAGCTAATGTAGATAAAAAAGATTGGATGGGTACTGGTTTAAATAAGAATGCTCAACACACAACAACACCTTATATCTCTGACATAATTGAAGAATCAGAAAGAGCTGGACAAGTATCTAAAATAAAAGGTTCTTTTACTGGTCTATCATATGAAATGACTGATGACATGGAAGTTCAAAGAATATTAGACCAAATAAAAATGAATAGATTAGGAGAAGCTGGAGCAAGTCCAACACAAGTTGCTAAACAATTACATCCTGATGTAGCCACAGAATTACATTTAAAAAAAGATGCAGAAACTGGTAACTATAAAGTTGATAAATCTGTTACAACAGGTAATATAAGTGACTCAGGTCCTGTAGTAAGAGATTTAAATTATGGTGTTAGAGACAGTGATTTTAGTGCAAGTCGTACAGCTGAATTAGATTTTACTGGTGTAGAACCAGAAGGTTATTCTAAAATGAATACAACAAATTTATTACCTGGAGAGAGTTCAATACAAGGAGCTAGAAGAAATGCAGTACTTGCTAAAATATCTGGCTGGGATTTTGAATCAGGAGCTTGGAAAAATAATACTGATATTAATGTATATGAAGGAAGACAACAATCATTAAGAACATATGTTCAGCAAGGTTCAATTAATCCTAATGACATAGCTTGGAATGCAATTGCAACTGATATAGATGCAGGAACATTTGATAGTAGTAATATTAAAAAATATCTTAAGCTTAGTGGTGCAACTGATACAGCTGCATCTGCGTTAAAGACATCTGTTAATATTAAGTCAACAAGTAGAAAAGGTACATCTGTAACAATAGGTTCTAGCAAAGTTCCAGTAATTAAAACTGCAAAAGAAATGGCACCTGAAGCACCTGCACCTAAAACAGCAGACGTTGCATCTGCAGGAACAACAAAGTTTAGTGTTGATTCTTTAACTGATGCAGAGATACAGATGTTACCTGCATATAAAGAGTTAAGACAATCATTAAGTGTATCTCCAGAATTAAAAAACTTAAGACCTGAAGCATTAGACAATATAACATTGACACGTACACGTAGTATATTAAAAGAGTTATCAAAACAAGATAAAGCAGCTACTAAAGGTTTTTCAAAAATGATAGAAACAATTATTAAATCCAGATAGTTGTGTTATAATAGGAGACAATATGAGTAAAGAATATAAAGATATATTAGAAAAAACAGTATGGACATTTGTTGAAGCTTTCATAGGTGCGTTAACAGTAGCACCTTTAGTAGGTGTAGATGCTAACGCATTACAACTTGCTGCTTTGTCAGGTGCTGGTGCTGCGTTAGTAGTAATCAAAGAATTTGCTAAAAAACAATTGGCAAAGTAATGGCTAAGTCTGACCCGAAAAAACTTAAAGCTGGTCTTGATTATCTAGACGATATAATAAGAACTGCTTATGGTACTCATAAGTGGAGTATTGATGCGTTTACTAAATATACATCAGCTGACGCTATAAAGCATTCAAGACAAGGTATATCTAAACTTGGTATACAAAGTGGTGCTAGAGAAGGTATTGGAAAAACTGTAAATATTATTAATGAAGCTGCTGAAGGTTACATTAGAGATAGTGTAACTGGTAACCCTACAAAAACAAGTGGTAGCTACATACATGTTGATGATGTTAAAGCTGCAATTCAAGCACAAGTAGATGAAGCTCTTTCATTTGCTAAATCACAAAAAAAAGTTGGTTTAGAAATAGGTGAAACAATAGGTAGAATTGCAGGAGCACAAGTTGCTAAGACAGCTGCTGCTGATGCTGCTCCAGGTTTAATTAAACAAGGAGTTAAAGTAGGTTTAAAACAGGGTGCTAAAGCTATGTTTGGTCCTGCTGCTATAGGTGGTATGGTTGCATGGGAAGCTGCAAGTAAAGGTTACGACAGAGCTACAAGTCCAGGTGGTAAAGAGTTTCACACTGGTGGTGGTGTACCATACTGGGAAGACAGAAATAAAAATAACAATGGTACAAAATTAAATCCATATTTAGGAAATTCATAATGGCTAATACTAAAAAAATCGAGGGTGGTGGCGAAGAGTTTATCCTTGATATGATACACCCTAGTAATTACATAGGAGGTACATGGCATGACCCTTATGGTTCAGGTATAAAAAGAACTCCCGAACAAGTTAAAGAATGGAATAAAAAGTTATCTCAAAATCATGTAGATATGTTGCGTATACAAGGTCAACATTTTAAAACTTGGCAAGATAGAAATTCTGCTAATGATGGAACAAAGTTAAACGGTCCTATGATGGTAGTGCCTCAAAATCCAGGGCCTGAATTCTATGAGGAAGCTCGTAAAACATTCGAATGGTATGGAAAAGTACAGAAAGACCGAGCTGTTCTAAAGAAAATGGATGAATATGATAAACAAATTTTTAAAGCTAGGCCAGGTCGCTAATGGCTAACAAACCTAGACGTTCAAAAAGAAAACCAAATATTAACCAAGGTGTATATAATAAGCTTGATGTTGCAGACCAAAAAGCTTATAAAGATTCAGCTGGTTTACCTTATATAAAAAGATATAGAGAAACTATTGGTGGCAAACCAGGAACAAAAGAAAGACCACCTGGCCCAAGACAACTGCCTGATACAGGAGGAAGTAAAAAAATTAATACACCTGACTCTAATGGATTTATAGGTGCAGGATTAACTGGATTAGGTAGAAACGAATTACAAAGACGTGTTCAGCAACACAATGCACTAGCACAAAAAGCATTTGAATCAGCAGGTGGTGGTAAAAAAGAAGCATTAACTGCAGCTGATGTAGCTAATGTATATCGTGGTTTAAGATTTCAAAATCGTGCAAAGGTTATGAAAACTATGGCTGAATATGAAAAGATTGGTAAAGATTATTACCCTAAGAATAAAAAATAATCTGCGTCAATTGTTAGAAGCGATTACTTTCTCTTTTTAAAAAACCTTTTAATAAATCTCTGTATGCCACTGAAGTTCCTACCCTCTGTCTTCCATCATATATATCGTGATGATACTTACATAATATCGCTACATTATTAATGTCAAACTTTCTTTTCTTATTACCGCCCATACCTATACCTTGTATGTGTGCTAACTCCAGCCATTTGTTGTCGTTACAATAAGCCCACTCACAGCGTCCCCCTGCACGCTGCATGGCTTCTTCACGCAGCTCTGATAAACTATCCATCTATTGTAAAGTACATACCCTGAGGTAAGTCCCATCCTTGTTTAATATCCATCCATCTTACTTTGCCTGGTTCATGTGAACCACTGTATATGCAATTAGATATATACATAAACATTAGAGTTGTAACTTGTTTGTTCTCACGATAATAATCTAATGAAGATTTTTCTATAAGTTTTAATATGTAATCTATTGTACGTTGTGTTACTTCACCGTGGTCTTTCTTTGTCTTAGGACGCATAGCATGTTCTATGTTAATAGTGTCATTTAACCCGGCAGTTACTTTACGTGGACATAACTTAGCTTTACGTATAGCGTCTTCTGTATGTGTAAGACTTACCTTTATATCTAAAGTATCTCTATCAAATTTATATTTGACATATATAGGTATGTCTTTATCAGTAAGACCTAGTAATCTTTTACCACCAAATGTTTCAATAGTCTTAGCTAATTCTATTTTTTCTTTTACCCACTCCCTACGTCTAGCTCTAGCACTGACGTCTGTAGTGTGGTCACGTTCTTCTCTTGTTGTGAATGATTTAAAGTTATTCATTATTCCTCCTCTAATTGTCCTAAGTGATAGTTATAATCTATTACAAATTTATCCATTAAGAACCTAAGCTTTTTCATATCAGGTCCTACATTAAATGTGTCACTACCACATGCTTTATTAAACTGTTGTGCCCATACTTTCATATACTTTGGATGTGTAAATATATTCACATCATTAATGTCAAATGGTTTCTTACCCATATGTTTCATCTCCTAATCTTTGTATACATTCACCGCACCAATCTGTAATTATTTCATCTGTAAAAAAATTTTCCTTACATACCATACAGATTAAATTTTGTGTGTGATGTATTTGTCGTCTGAAGTTTTTAAAGACATTAGATAAACTCATCTATATGTCCCCATACTTTTTCACAGTAATCACAATAAACTTGGTCAGTTATTGGACATACTATTGATAATTTTATACCACAACATTTCATTGTCATACCCTTTCCAACAGTGTTTACTACTATTCCAATGATGCCAACCGTCATTGTATACTAACCAAGAAGCCACTGCTGTAGATACTTCTGGATTAAATCTATTGTTTATTATACCAAGCTTAGGTGTTAACCAAGCCCAAGTATCATCATTGAATTGCCAGAGTCCAACATCTTGCGTCCCATTTGTATTATTACCAACTGCACGTGTGCGGCCACGGCTTTCACAGTAAATAATATTAAGTGATTGCAAGATGTCTTCCTCCTTAAAATACCTGGATACTATGTCTGTGTGTCTAGATACAACTACTATTTTATTTTGTACTTGTAAACATTCTTTGTATTCAGGTAAGTTGTTAGGTGTAAGTAACATAGGAAACAAACACCCAACAATTATTTCTATCATTAGCTAATGGCAGCTTTTGTTGGTAGTTCAGTACAATAATAATGTACTAAGCCACGCTTTTTACTCGGTAAAGTTGTTATCTTATAACCTTCCTGCCTAAGGTTATGTATAATACCACCAAATCTATGGCAATATAATTCAGCTACAAACTCCCAGTTACTTATAGGACTTTCTCCCATATATCTAGTAAGTATATAAGCTACAAGTTGTGTCTTACTTTTAATGTAGGCTGGTATATCTTCACCTCTAAATGATTCAGGTATCATACTCCCCACTCTTCTGGTATATCACTGTTATCTAACCACCATGACTTACGCCATTTACCTGTGTGTCCACCACATATAACAGGGTCATCTTTACTACATGTAAAGTCTGGACTTTTATCTGACTTTTTACTGTTACGATTATCGTATACCATTGACTGACAATAAGGACATTTTAAATCCTTACGATACTTTGCTTGTTCTGACATTTTATTTATGACCTCTCCGACTATACCACTAGAGTCTTGAAGACCTGGTGTTATGTCTGTACTGTCTAATCCTACCGCTTTTAATTTCTCTTGTATATCCATACTTTCAAAATCAATATCACTATATTCTACAGGCATATCAACTAACTTTTCAATCATATTGAAATACTTTGTTAACTGTTCGTCTGTCCAATCTGTCTTTAGCTTAGGAAATTTCATGGTACGTGCATAGTCGTTAGCAAGTCCCATAATCTTATGTAATGTCTCTGTATTCTTTACATCAGTCGTCATGCTTTGTATAGTCTTAGCTATAAATTCTAAGTCCTGCATTAGAATGGTGGTTCTTCTGGTGTATCATCAGCTGCATCGCTGCTATCTTCACCTATAATACTATCCATAATATCATTCATACGTTGGACATCTTCCTTAGTAGGTTTGTTTTCTTTCTTACGCATGTCAACCTTAGTAACTTCTACATTATCTTCAGGTTCAGAATCAGCGGTAGCTTCTTCTTCTGACTGTTTGCTGCCTGACCATAGCTCTACGCCAAGTCCAAACCTCATACATGCACGTTTAAATGCGTCAGATTCTGCGTCTTTTAAGTTAGTGCCATCGTTAAACTTATCGTTGTTTAACTTGAATGTATCTATATCACCAAAGCCATCGTAACTTCCCATGTCTTCAATAGTTATAGTACCTTTAGCACCTACTATTCTGTTCTCACTGTTATGTGTACCATAGATAGGTTCACAATGCCAGGTGTATTTAACTCCACTGTCCCGTAGTCGTTCAACATAATGTGCGTGTGGCACATAGTCACCGAACTTACCTGCGGGTGCTTTTCTTACTAACTCCTGTGGAAAAGGGGATAGCAAGTCAACGTTATTGCTCATAACATTCCTTCCTGTATTTTTATGTACGATTACATAAGTAGTGAGTACATAAAAATACTTCTATTCAATTTCTAAGTCTAATAGCTTTCTTAAATTATGTATACCACGTTCTATTGGTACCATTTTAAAATCGCCTTCGTCATTCATTAGTATAAAGTGTGGCTTATCACCTAAACCACTGTACTCTATACTTTGTAAATGCCATTTAGACTTGACATTATTAATAGTCATATTAGTATTATATCTTTTTTTATTCGTTATTGCCAAGCTTAACTAAGTATTCAGCTGTTACACCTAAACCTGGTTTAGCAAACAACAACCATTGACATGGTCTACCCATGCTAGCTAATTGTTCTAAGGCATATGTGTTGTAGCTTTCAGTACTTCCATTAACCCATAACCTTACGTCATTAACATACATCGTTGTAGGTGTATGAAAATGTCCAGCAATTGCATAGTCAAAGTCTGGCATCAGACCTCTAGATGCTAATGCTTTCCAACCTAATAGCTTCTTACCAAAGCCATACCAAGGGAAACCACTGTGTCCTCTTACATTGTCACCATGCCATACAAAGAACTTACATTCTTCTCCTACATCTGCAATGTCGAACCAATGGTTATCACCTGTGCTATCAGGGATAGTCCATGACATTCTTTTTTCATTACGATATATCATTGACATAATCTTTCCAAGCATTCTATCTGCATTGGAATCTGGATGGTAGTCTTTACGTGCTCTACCACCAAGGCTGCCATGATTACCTATTACCCAATGAACTTCTACTTCGTTAAAGTTTGCTAGTAATATGTCAAAGAACTTTGTCAATATTCTAGGTCCATCTATTGTCACTTGGTTATATAAACTAGCGTCAATAAGATGTGTTTGACCTGGGAATATAAGCTCACCTTCTACTATATCTCCTGCAGCTAACACTACGCATTTGTTAACTGGGTGTGCAGAACGTTGTACATTAGTAAGCTCTACTATCTTATTAGCATATTCAACAACACGTTCTTCTGCTACTTCTGTATTGTAGTCAGGTGTTACCTTTGCTAATTGTATATCTGATAGTACTGCTACTGCTACCTCTTCGTTCTTAGTTCGCTTATGTAACTTAGGCTTTGGTATCCTAGGTTTGTCCCACGTCCTTAGGTTTGTAGATACTGCGTCATACACAGCGTCAACCATGTCAGCTTTTTTGTTCTTAGCTTTCTCTAACTTTCGTAAGAGTTTTAGATTGTCAGCTTTTAACTCGGCTATCTTGGATGACTCTGCTTCTGCTAGCAGTTTTTCTATATTAACTTTCTTTGACATTAGCGTCAACTATATTCTGAAAGTGATGCCTAACTGCAGTCTCACTTATCTTTATATTATAATGTTGTTTTAATAGTCTTGATACAACGAAGGGTTTGACTGGTCGTCCAGCTTTTACTCTGTCTTCAAGGCCATCCCAAAAAGGTTTCGCCTCGTCAGTTATTCGACTAAGTATAGCAGTTCTCTTACCATTCTCTGCTTCGTCAAGTAATTCATTTATATCCATGTGTTCATTATAACAGTTTTATTTAGTATGCAATTAACTAAGTAATTAATTCCAAACTAAATAACATTCATTACGAATATATGTACTAAGCACCTACATACTGGCTCAATCCAATCCATTCTATACCTACGTAAAGAATTGGTGTCTAGTATCAGGTAAGTAGCACCGATAATGCTAGTGGTTACCTTCAATCTATTGGACGTTTATTCATAAGACGCAATAATAGTTATATAGTTCTTGATTGACTATGGCATAATCTCCTTTTCATTTCCTCGATATCGGTTCCTTACTGACACGAACTACTCACCTCGTACGTGGAACGATAGCCACGAACTCGTCTCGTAGTTCTTCGTCAACAGGAACCTCTCTACTGGGTATGCGTAGCAGTGTTCACTATGGGTTGATTGTTGACTCTAAGATGTAAACCTGTTGCAAGCTCTCCTTGCACTCTATTCTGCTACTCACATAGCTTTGATAAGCGGAAAGGAACACCTACTGTCTTGCGACATTACTATGTGTACCGTTTATCTTACTATGTATTTAGTTTTAATGCGTATTCTTTTACTTCATCTATATCTTTTAAGTTAATAATTTTATTCTTAGTACATAGGTCATAACATTCTTTAAGTAAATTAAATCCTGATGTATCACCGTGTGCACCAAAGACATACATATCTGACACCCAGATTCTTCTAGCTGGCATAGTAGATAACCATTGTAATGCTGGTCCGTCTACTACATTACCTCCACCTGAATGTTGGTCTAGGTATTTATCTGTAACACGCTTACCATTCCTAGCAATAATTCTTAAGTCACCTGTTCTATAGCTACCGTTATACATAGCTATATTAACTGCGGGTAACATCTTCATTATCTCTAGTATGTCTTCACTATTAAACATCATAGAACCTGATGCGTCTATTAGTATGGTGCCTCCTTTAACATTAAGTTTTTGTTTGAATATCTTTCTATCAATACAAAATCTATTAATGTATTTAGGATTGTAACCATAATCCATAGGTCTATATTGTCTGCTACCTTTAAGCAATGCTTGTAAGTTAACAGATAATGGTGGGTTATGTGTAGTCATCTCTCCCCATTTACCAATACCGGAACCTGTTTTGTATGTCATTTGTTGTAATAGTTCTGTACGCATACGATTTTCTAATGACTTAACTGTACCGTCTAGTGTATCTTCATCTGATTCTTCGGACTCATCACCTTCTTCACCTTCGCCACCTTGTTCCTGACTTGGTGGTTGATATGGTTCGGGTGGTTCCATAAATAATTCTAAATACTGAGACAATTCATCTGCCATTCTTTGTGTCTTTCTATAGCTAGGTGATTGCCCGGCACGATTGTTACGCATCTTATATATAAATCTATTTATAATATCTTTACATAATGATAGTTCTGCTTTACGAAATGGTGATACATCTTCCCATGTATCTATAGCACTATCAATTGTACTCATAAATTTTGTATGTTGTTCTGATAATTCTATTGAATTATAACCATGCTCCTTATCGTTATACATAGTTGCAAGTTCAATACCTGTTAGTATCACATCTGCACCAGGTGATTGATATATCATTTGTTTAGTTCTATGTTGTAACATATCTAAACACATAAATGATTGTTCAATACCTAGTTCGTTTCGTGCTAATAGAAAATACATACGCAATGACTCTATAGTATCCATAGCTTCCTTGCGTGTACCTGGTTTAAGTTTACCTCTAGTAGCTGGCGACCATTTAGCGTGTGCTATTTGTTTACGCCTTATCATACGACTGTGATTTACATTACATAATGTACAATGTCTATCCATAGGTACATACATTTTCTTATTTAAGTTATCTGTATCTGCGTCTGGTTTATTGTCGGTTGTTTCAAACACATCCCAGGTATCCCCAGTTACTATCTGGGGATAAGGGTATGCTTTCTGTTGACTGTACATTATGCTTTAGATAATATAATTGCGTCTACTAATTCTTCTGCTTTTTCACCGAACACTAATCTACCTGCTGTTTCTGGTGTAAATCCTTTATCTTGTAAGTCAAAGAATTCTTTCCAAGCACGTACTGATACACGGTCTTCCGGGTCATCAATAAGTGTGGTGTCGTTAATAACATCATGCCATTCCTTAGGGAACTGTGCTAATGCACTTGGATGTATGCTATTAACATAGATTTTAACTGGAAACCTATCCTTTAATGCAAGTGGTAGACTCTCCGGTGGGCTGTTAGTTGTAGCTACAACTTGAAAGCCTTCGGCTGGTCTAACTGTTTCCTTTGTGTCATTGTTAAGTGTTAACATAGCAATGTCTTGGTCATCTAATATAGCATGCAAGAATGTCATTGCGTCTGGTGATGCGTGGTCTATCTCATTGATGACTAACCTACCGCCATTACGCCATGCTTGTATTGCAATACCATCATGCCATTCAAATGTACCTGTACTTGAAGGCTTATAGAAACCTTCTAAGTTTGCAGAAGCTGTGTCTTCTGTCATAGTAATTTGAAATACATTAGCAAGTCCGTCCATAGTTAATGGTGTACCTTGCTTAACTGCACTGTATGTTTTACCTGTACCTGGTGGCCCGTATAATAATACACGCCTTGATTTACCTAATACCTGTTGTATTAGTTTCCAACAATCGTTTTCCATATTGTTATCCTTCCTATTCTTCTTCAAGATAATCGTTAGGTATCCATTTAGCATAGATATCTATACAATTATCTGCTCTATTTCTTCTTTGACATACAATAAACTTACCTAAACCTTCTAGGTGTTCTATGTTTTTTTGTATGAATTTCATTATGTTTCTAGCTGTACCTGATATCCACCTTGGTGATGTACCAATAACAAACCAAGTATCTGGTGTAGCTAATAACACTTTAACTTTCTCATCACTAAGTAACTTAGCTGTATTACCTCTGCCTGCAGTATCCGGTTTACCCGGTGTAGATGCATACATACCTGTAGGTAATGTCATTCTTCACTTCCTTTCAAGTAATCCTCAACATCATCTGCAATCTTGTCACCTGATGTTATGAATTCTATATTATTCTTTGTCATATTAAACAAATTATCTGTGTCTTCTGTTAAATGACACTGTATAGTTGTAGGTTCTATAGATAACCAAGCTTTAAATACACCACGGTCTTCACTTGATTGTCTTATTGCCTCTATCTCATCTATAGTATAAGCTTTATCATTACCGTCACCATCTATTAAAGGGTGCATAGACATAAAGTCTGTCATAATTTCTGCTCTACGCTGTGTTACTACACTAACTGCTTGGACTATAGCTTGTACATTTGTTACTGCGTCAATGTGTACTTCAAATACTTCTGGTTCATCATATGAATCATGTATCTTATCATCATGACTATCAAATCCTGCATAAGCTACCGTAACTGTATAACTCTTAACTCTACCTGCATTGCTATGTTCAATGTGTGGCATTATTCTTCCTCACTTTCATACCAACTATCGTTGGCTTTATATGCTTTACTTACTTGGTATATCACTGCTTCGTTAAGCATTGCACACCAACCTTTTATTTTTGCGTCAAGCTTTTGGTAATTGCTTGATGTAGCTGCGTTAGATAAATCATTAATAGTCCATTTAATTATTTGTTTTAATTGGTCATTACTTAATGTATCTAACATCTCTTCTATATTTGGTTCGGCCATATACATTCCTCTCTTGTCGGCTGATTTCGAAAGTGATGAAGCCGACAAGAGAAGGGCATTTCTTTTGCCGGCAACAACACTGTATTCGTTAAGCGTTACTCGGTATGAATAACTTGTAACCTACCTCCACCTATTCACAGCACGCTATGACGTACAGTTCCTGATAGATTACAAGTTACTCACACTATGGACATCACTTGCGTGACGGCTAGTCAAAGGGGCACTAGCAGTGTGAGTAACTGTGCATTTCAAGTAAGTGTTTCCGTACTTGAACTGTCTTGACTTATAGATAGTTTCTCTTCTAATATCCTTTGTTCTATATCAAAATCTAATTGACATTCTTCACATACATGTTTACTATTTCTTAAGCAAGTTCCGTATGGACAACTTAAGTCTATATTTGAATCAACATTCACAACATTCATCACAATCTGCGTCTATTATATCTGTTAATGTAAAGACAGCAACATTCTTTTCACATCGTCTACACCATAGTTGTATGTGCATACCATCTTTAGTTAAACCTACATCTAATATTCCCCAATCTCTTGGTGGCATACCTTCTGGTCTATGGTCTAAACAACTGTTACATTGTGCATATAATTCTATTATATTCTTTTGTGCTAGGTTATCATTCGGTGATGTCGCCATTGATTGCTCCTTTAATAGTATCGTGCATAGCTGCAGTACTTTCTATTGCTTCCTTTGTATCCTCATCTGACCAAGGATAGTCGGACATACCTGAACCATTATCTAATTCAATCGTCCAACTGTTAGTGATATGTAAATCATATTCTCTAGCTATGTGATTAAGTAATAAGAATGGTTCTCCCCAGGCAGAATCAAACTTGATTGTAAGTTTACCTCGGTCATTCTTATATTCTGTGTCTAATATTTTAGTATCACAATCGCCCCACTTGGTTCCCCAGTTACGATACTGCCAATCAACTGGCTCATATGTACCGTGTTCTTTAATGATATCTTCTTTAACTATATCCATTAGTGGTCGTGGTCCATCGGGGTCTTCATACCATACATTGTAACGAACACCGTCAATAGTTCTTGCACCTTGTGTAAGTCCTTCGAATACACTAGGCATAGGCATACAATTAGTTAATTCTACTAATGTAAACTGACCTTCGTCCTCTGTAAAGTAATCGCTTTCTATTTTATTTATTAATGCTTTGACATCTGTCTCTGCACCTGTAATTACTGCTGTATTGTATGTCCAATTTGGCATATCATTTATCCTTTCCAAGATTAAATACTTTTTGTTCTAGTTGATACACTCTTTCGTGCATAGATTGTAATGCTTTATTAATAGTTAATAATACCTTAATTAATTCTTCGTTATTCATCAATGCCCTGCTCTTTCATCCGTGTAATAGCGTCTTGAATTAGTTCATTCATTTCTAACATATTGAATTTAGTATCATCGTCACCGTGTTTGTTAACATACTGTGTAAAGTCATCACGGAAACCATCATCTGTTAATGTACCTACCATAAGATTACGCATCAATTCATTAGGTTGATTACCTACTAACCTATCACTTGATGTTAAGTAATCCATCATCGTCATTTGTATCATTGATAGTAATTTAATTTTATCGTGTAATGTATTCAACATCTCTGTTAATATTTTAGTATCCATTACTCCTCCTCCTTGAATGTATCAAAACATTCATCGTGTGTACCTGTTATTAATAGTTCTCTATCACCGATTGATAACTCGGGAAAGCATTCTTGTATTAGCTTACCTTGGTTGTACCAAAAGACTCCTTGTGTAGGTATAGTAACATTGCTTATCTTGTTACATACAATACAAGGTTGTGTCTCTACTTCATATGTATCTGTGTTATAATCTCTGCTTACTACTGTAAACATATTGTCCTCCCTTTGTTAATATATATATCTGTCTCTCGATTACAATAGTTGTGAGAGAGACAGATATATTTAAGATATTAGAATGGTATAGTATCATCCTCATAATCGCTTTGGTTTGGTTCAACCTCGATGAAGTCATCATCTTGTATACCAAGATAATCTAAGTCACTCTTAACTCTTGAGTTCATTTGTTTATCTTGTTGGTTCTTAATTGCATACGCAATCATATTCTCTAGAGTTGTTACTTGACTTGCGTCAAATACACTCTCTAGTACCTCCATAGCTTTATACATAGCTACTATGTCATACTTTACTGGCGTGTTGTCAGCCATATCTTATCCTTTCTTCGTTAGTTGTATAGTTGTTACCAGGCAACAACCCGGTAAAAAAAACTTTTTTAACCAAGTGCTAGGGGGCTTTCGCCCCCCAACATTCCTTGTTACTCTTGGGGAAGTATCCCTTCAAGTACATCAACTTCAACACCTTGTTGTGCCGGTGTGGACACTGCAGCCTTGACAGCACTGCTAACTGTTAACCCTTTATTAGCCGGGTTATTGCTAGGATGTGTTGGCGATTGTTTAGATAACTGCCAAGCACCTTCCTTGGATAGGTGGGTAGGTACATCTTTGTACTTCCCGGTTTCTTTATCCTTCACGGATAGCCAAACCATTTGGGAATACAGCGTGTATTCTAGCCCGGTGACTACACACACTCTTGGTGTAGGCATTATGTTTTTGTTGCGTTTTGGGACTGCAACAGTCTCTGTTACTTCACTCATTATGTTTCCTTTCTTGAGTTACTATTTATCGGATTGTCTTTCCGACTTCCTTTGTCGGAAGGAAAGACAATACGATAATTGTAAGTTAGTTATTAGCTTTATGTTATCACTATGAATATGTCTACGCATAATGGAACTTAAAACAACTACATACTCTTTCATTTTAATCTATTATCCTTCTTTCCGACTTCTCCTGTCGGAAGGAAAGAAGGATTATAGATTACAAGAGTATATAGTGTTTAAGTTACCAAGATATGCTTGACATATCGGGTATGACTACCATATGTCAACCGAAGGTTGTTCTTTATAGTACGTAAGGTCTAAAAAATATACTGGTAATCTTTACAGTATGTTGCTATTAAGTCAGTAAGGAGTTGCCTTTTTGAGCATGAGCGGGCATATACAGTATTGATTCTGATTAAACCTTTTCTTAATGTCCTTGGGTACTGCCTTTGTCTTTCTAGTTTACACTCTCACGTGTCAGCAGCTTTTGATGTCCCGGTCACCGCTTTACCTGTAACAAATTACTTGTGTTTAATGTTTGTAATAAATCAAACTATAGCATATAATTCTCACTATACAAACATCTACAGAAAGTTAGTGAATATGTCCACAAATCTCATCTGCATAGCTGAAGGTTGCAGAAAGAAATTGAAGGGTAGACAAAAGAAATTCTGCTCAGGGACGTGCCAGAAGCGTCAATTTGCTCGTGACAAGCGACATAATGATAAAGTGGACCCGAAGCCCATCAATAAAGAGTATAATGCTGATACAGGGGATTACGCCTCTGTACGTAGAGGGCAGTATTACCGAGCTTTCGTAAGCGAAGGTATAGCTGAAACAGTTGCAACTGGTGGGATATCAGTAGCTGAAGCAGCTTCCCTCCTTGGTTGTACTTCAGCTACGGTGTCCCGCATGCTCGCTGCCTACAAGATAGATAGTAGAAACGAAGTAGCAGCAGAAGATTGGGAACTATCAGAAGATGCAAGAGACTCATTAGAAAATTTTTCCGACTTCCGACACAAATACTTTAGAACAGAACTAGGAAAACATTATGACACCGCAGATTTTCATAGTAACTGGATTAATAACATTATTGATAGTATAGAAAACGGTAAAGAGTTATTGATACTGTCACCCCCAAGACATGGAAAGACTGAACTACTAATACACTTTGCTGTATATCAGATATGTAAGAACCCCAATACAAGAATTATGTGGGTTGGTGGTAACGAAGACATTGCAAAGAACGCATTATCTGCTGTACTTGATGTATTAGATACCAATGAAGAGTTAAGAGAAGACTTTTGTCCACCTGGACAATCTTTTAAACCTGATAACCGTTCAGGAAAGAACTGGTCACAGAATCAATTTACTGTAGGTACTAGAACAGTACCAGGTATTAAATCACCTACTATGGTTGCTGTAGGTAAAGGTGGAAAAATTCTTTCAAGAGACTGTGATATTATTATTGCTGATGACATTGAGGACCATCAAACTACAATGCAACCTGGTGCAAGAGAATCTACAAGACAATGGTGGACAACAACTCTTTCATCAAGAAAAGAGGAACATACTGCTGTAGTTGTAATTGGTTCAAGACAGCACCCTGATGATTTATATAATCACTTACTTGAATCAGATAACTTTACAAGCATAGTTGAAACAGCACATCAAATAGATTGTCCAATACCAGAACATCTTATAGAAGAACATATTGATTGTATGTTATGGCCAGGTAAAAGAACTTTTAAATGGTTGCAATCTAGATTGAATTCTGCTGAATCAACAGGTGGTAGGCAAACTTTCGAAATGGTTTATTACAATCAAGCATATGTAGAAGGTACGCAAATATTTACTATGAACATGATTGACCAATGTATGCGACCTGATTTAGTACTAGGACAAGTATATAAAAACTTACATCTTGTAGCTGGACTTGACCCTGCATCAAGTGGTTATCAAGCCAGTGTGTTATGGGGTATAGATACATACAGAGGTGAGTTGTATTTAGTTGACCTAGAAAATAAACGTGGTGGTGGTATTAGAGCTGCACTAGACCAAATGTCTGATTGGTTACATAGATATGATTGTAGACATTGGATAGTAGAAGAGAATGGATTTCAATCTGCTATTAGGCAAGATACAGGAATAAAAGAATTTACATTACGTTCTGGTATACAAGTACAAGGACACATGACAGGTAAAAACAAACACGACCCACTCTATGGTGTTGGAGCTATGGCTGATTTGTTTGAAAATAGGAAAATTCATCTACCTACTGGTGATGGAGAATCTAATGCAAAAGTACAGAAATATAGACAACAATTGTTATACTTTGATGGTAAGCCTGTTTCTAAGCGAAACAAGGAAAAAACTGATATAGTTATGGCTAGTTGGTTTCCTATGAAAGTTTTTAGGCGGCTACAAAAAGAACACGCTGCTGATATAGGTTTAGATTATAACCCTAGTTATGGAGAGTACAAAATGACGGAGGCAAACGAAGCACCATGGGCATAGAGAATTTAGATATTAAAAACTATCAAGAGATAGTTAAGAATGCTGCTGAACTTACATCAGGTAAGTTAGTACAAGAAAGACAAGTACAGAAAGCTAGAATCAAAGCAATTCTTAATGGTGGTGCTGATGGTATTAAAGCTTTACTAGGTAACACAATGGAAACAAGTGATGCTGATTTATTACCAGCTCCGAACATGTTACAGTCTGGTATTGACAGACTTGCACAAAAGATTTCAGGAATACCTCAAGTTAGAGTAGATGTACCTAATGATAAAGATTCAACTAGAAGTAAAATGCGTGCAGAGAAATTAGAACGTATTGTTACTAACTATGATGATAAGCAAGGTATGCTTGACCAATTACAACAAGCTGCTAGATGGCTACCTGGTTACGGTTTTGCTGCTTGGGTTATAACTACAAAAGTAGATACTAACGGATATCTATATCCTAGTGCTGAACTAAGAGACCCTTATGATACATTCCCAGGTAACTTTGGTCCTGACCAACAACCTAGAGAAATGGCAGTACTAAGACGTGTACCTAGATATAAACTAGCTCAAATCTATCCTGAGTTTGCAAAAGAGATTTTAAAACAAGATGAAGATAAAGGTGAATCACAAACTGATACTGCATCACCATTTATGTCTTATGAAAATAACAGAGAACAAGGTTGGGAAGATAATACATACTCAGGTGTAAGAATTATTGAATACTATGACATGGGTGGTACTTATGTAGTATTTCCTGAAAAGAATATGATTCTTGATTTTATACCTAACGTGTTATCTACACCACCATTTGTATTTATGAAGAGAGTTTCCTTTGACCAACTTAAAGGTCAATACGACCACGTAATAGGACTAATGGCAATGATGGCAAAGATTAACATTATGTCTGCAATTGCGATGGAAGATTCTGTGTTTACAGAAACTAACATATCAGGAGAGATAGAATCCGGACAATACAGAAAAGGCAGATTTGCGGTAAACTATCTCGCTCCTGGTACACAAGTTTCTAAACCAATGAACAATATGCCATATCAATTGTTCCAACAAATAGATAGGTTGGAAAGACAATTACGTATGGTAGGTGGTTATCCAGTTACTGATGACTCACAGTCACCTAACTCTTTTGTTACTGGTGCTGGATTATCAGAATTGAATAGCACAATGTCATTAATGATATCTGAATATAGAGATGTCATTAAAGGTGCATTAGTACGTATGGACCAAAAAAGATTAGAACTAGATGTAGTGTTATCTTACTCACAAGGTATAACTAAAAAACCTATGTCTGGTTATCTTGCTGGCTCTGCATTTTCTGAAAACTATTTTCCACTTGCTGATATTGGTGGGGATTTTAAAACTAGACGTATCTATGGTGTTATGGCTGGTTTTGATGAACCACAAAAGATTGTAACTGGTTTGCAATTATTACAAGCAGGTGTTATAGACGTAGAGACATTACAAGATAACATTGATGGTTTAGAAAATATTGCAAAAGTACAAGAACGTATTAGAAAAAATAAAGCAGAGAGTGTTTTATTTGATTCAATACTTGCTAGGTCAGCACAAGGTGACCCTGCAGCTACAATGGCTGCAATAGCTATTTACGAGTATCCAAATGCTATAACAGATATAATGAAACAATTCTATACTCCACAAGAGCCACAGATGTCACCTGAAGAAGAAATGATGATACAGCAACAAATGATGATGGGTGGTGGGGATGTTCCAGGAATGGCACAAGCTTTTGGAGTATAATAAAATGCAACATTATTTTGATAGAGAGTTTTGGGATTTAGTATATGAAGAATATGGTGTAACAGACGAGTTAGATATACTAAGTGAAAATGTATTAGAAATTATAACTCCTATGCCTGGAGTAATAGTTTTAATAACAAAGGAATTTAATAATGGCGAAGAATCGTAGAGGTGGATACAGACAACCAGCTAAACCCGCAGCTGTAGCTACACCACAAGGTGGGCAAAGAACAGATGGTGGACCTGGTAGTAGTAAGCAACCGTTAAGAAGATTACCTGATGCTGACTATGGTCAAAATAAAGCATTTGTTGAACAACAACAAGCTGCACCATTACCTAAACAAGAAAGACTTAATCCTAATATATTTGCTCCTACTGAGTATCCTGGTCAACCTATTACTGAAGGATTACCTATAGGACCTGGTAGTGGACCTGCTGTAATGCCTGATAATATAGATACTATATTACAAGCAATGCATCAGATGAATCCTTCACCATTAGTCGCAGATATGATTAATAACAGGGTTAATTAATGGGTTTTTATTTACATGACAAAAATGAATTTGAGGATTTACTAAAAGCTAATAGTAGATTTGATTTAAAAGTTAATCAGATGTCAGATATGTTAACTACTGCTGACCCTATGCAGATTTTAGAAAACTATAGTAAGTATCAACAAGAAATGCCTGAGATAGGTTCACCAGATGCTATGTCATTAGCACAACTTAATGTACCTACAAACTATGAATCTTCAAGAGCTATTGCACAAGCATCAGCTAACAAAAGAATTTACGATGAAGCTAGATTATGGACTGAACTACAAGCTGAGTTTGGTGATGATTCTATAGCTGACAATATGAAAATGACTGCTGCTGATGTATGGACATTAGGATTTGCACCAGGTGGAGCTAAACCTTTTCAAACACAAGCAGGTGTATGGGCATTTGCTGGATTAGATTGGTTATTTCAAACTTTAGGACCCGGTGGTTCAGGTAAATGGTCTGTAGGTTCACAAGCAATTAATGCAATGTTGCCTGGACAACCTATGGCTGTAGGACGTTCTGTAGCATATTTAAGAGATTTAAGAGAATACGATAAATTATTAAAGAATGGATATTCAAAAGTTCAAGCACAAAGAAAACTATCTATTGATTTAAGTGGTACAAGAATACAAGGATTAGGTGAAAACTTAGGTCCTGTAGAAGAAATTAAACAACAAATTGATATGATTGCTGAAGCTCACAAGATGGGTGGAGAACCTGTAATAACTTCTATGTATAGAGCTGTACTAGAAGGTAAGCCTATTAACTTTGATAGAAGTAGATGGTTTATAACAGAAAGTGTTAAAGCAGAAAAAAGTCCTCATTATATTAAACTTACACAAGATTATGGTATGTCACCTGATGACGCTAGAGATTTTATATATAAAAACATTGGTACTCCATTAAGAGGTAGCTTTGACCCTAAGACTGGTAAAACTAATTATGCTTTTGATGGTGAAGGTGGTAACCTATACTACACATCATTCGATAATCCAAACAAAATTAACTTTTATGCAGGTAGACATAGGCAAAAATACTTTTATGCTGGTATAGACAGACAAGATTACTTTAGACCTGAATGGGCAAATAAAGATATTTTAATGGAATACTCACCAGGTAAAGTACAATCAGCTGAATTCTTTGAACCAGGTACTACTGCATTTAAAAATATGTCAGGTTTAATAGATGCAGCACATCAAATTGTTCCAGAGATATTTTTAGGTAAAGGTATTAAAGGTGTTAGAAATGTTTCTAGAGGTTTAAGAAGTGTTAACGGTGCATATGAAATGGTTAATCAAGGTAAACTTGTTAAACGAGGACTTGTTAAAAACTATATAGTTACACCTAGAAAATTAGCTGACAATATATTAGAAGAAGTAGGACCAAGAATTGATGGTGCTGTTGGTACTGGTAAAATTGATGACTTAGTAGATAGTGGATATCAATTACTTACTAATAAAAATATTACAGCTGATACTGCTAACCAAAGAAAATGGCTTAAAAAGATGAGAAAAGAAGAAACATTATTTGGTTATGTACCAAGGTTCTTTCAATTAACACAAGATGAAATATTAAATCAACCAATTAACATAAGATTCTTTAAAGCTGTAGCTGAAGAAGATAACTTAATGATTATGGGTAGTAACAACATAATTAAAGATATGCCTGCACAAGTACAAAAAGCTTTAGTAGAAGCAGATGATTGGAAAGATGTACAAAATATATTTAGTCAAATGATTGATACAGGATATAAAATACAAAACAAGTATGGAGAAATGGTTCCTTATACTTTACCAGGAAAAACATTACCTAAAACTGGTTCTATGGTGCTTAATAGAATGCTACAAAAAACTGGTATAGATAGGTCATATAGAACATTTGGAAGCTTTGCTGGTGAAAACATACGTAAAGTAAAAGATACTGTTATGCCGTTTATGCCGTTTAGACGTAATCCAAGTAAGTTAACTAGAGTAGAAAACACAGATGCTGTGGTAATTGACAAAGCAGAAGATATTGCTAATAAGATATCTGAATTAGCTAAAACAGAAAACTCTCCTATGATTTATAAGTTTCAAGAAATGAGACAACGTAAACTACCTGAGTTTGAAAAGTATCTTGGATTCTCATCTAATTACAATTCAACATACAATCCTTATTACAGAAAGTTATTGAGTGTTGTACCTGAAATGGGTATACCATTGAATAACTTAGATTCAGGATATAGACAATTAATGGGTCATTTGCAAGTTAATCAATATGATGATATTGAAGCTAATAAAATATTAAAAGAATTTTTAGATATAGACCCTAATCAAAAATTCAAATACAGAGACTTTGCACACCAACAAGCTTTAAGAGATGTCAAAATGATTAAATCAAGAGGTGGTAACTGGGAATATGTTGCATCAGTTGCTGATGAAATGTTTGAAGGTATGCAAAAATCTAAGATATATGCTACTGATAAGAATGGTCAAATGCTACCAAGCATTGGTACAAACTACAAAGGACAAGAAATAAATCATGTTGGTAATGCTGTAGATGAATTTGGTAACGTAACAACTAATGTAACAGCTTCTATGTTGTCAGAAATGCAAGATAACATAGCACCTCTATTAGATTATAGATTAATTGAACGTGCATTAGGTCCTTTGTTTAAAGCTTACCCAGAAGGTCAATATGTTCGTACATCATTTTTAGGTGATGTAAAAGCATATGGTAAATATAAATCACAAAATAAATGGTGGGGTAAAACTGGAGATGATTTACCTAATCCATTTGATGATGGTATTTTAAATGTTAAAAGATTAGAAGATAACTTTTTAAGTAACACACTGCAGTTTTATACAAGGAATATATTCAAACCTCTTGTATTAATGAGATTTGCTTTCTTCACACGTGTATTTATGGAAGAACAAGCACGTATGGCTATGAAAGGTATATCTAATGTTTATAGTAAACCTTATGAATATTTAACTTGGTTAGCTTCACATAATCCTAATTCTAAAGTAGGTTCAGTATTAGAAAACTTACCTTTTACAAAAAATTATCAAAAAGCTAAATACAGTGATGATGCTGTTAATTTCTTAATGGAAGAAGAAATTATGGAAGCTATGCAAAAAAGTATGAGGTATGAAGATATTACAGGTACAAGTATTAAAGCAAGAAATAGACATACAGAATATGTAGCTAAACGTACTGAAGAATTAAAGCAAGATGAAATTAACTTAGCTGTTTATCACGAACTTAGATTATTAAAAGGAGATGAAATAAATAAAGCTGTTGCTAAATATGGATATGGTAGTAATGAATTAGCTGAATGGATAGTCTCAGATGCTGGTAAAAAAGCAAGATTAGAATTAGTAAGATATGGTGGTGCTGGACATGCTGATTTAATAGATGAAACATCTAGAGCATTAGACCAACATTTACAAATGATTGAATCAAGAATACGTAAAATAGCTGGTGGTGATTTAGATTTAGCATTAGATGCAGTAAAAAATAAAAATGGTAGATATACATACGCACTTAGGTCTGATGTCAATGTTGGAGAATCATCTATACGTAATTTAATTGCTGAAGGTAAATTACTTAGAAAAGGTAAAACAGGTACAAAAAGTTCTGATTATGTAGATTTTATGTCTAATGAAAAGTTTTTCAAAAAATACGATAAAAACAAAATGATGAATGAACTTGGTTATTGGTATAGCAAAGAAGATGGAATTAATCCAGGTGTATTAAATAAAGTAAGAGATGTTAATCCTAGTGAAGGTGTTAACAACTACTTAGGAACAGTAGAAGAAATGATGGACCATTTCTTTGATACAGTATTTACAAAATTAATGACTAAACCAATTGGTGTACTTAACCGTTCTACTACATTTAAACAATTTAGATGGATGTATATTTCTGAACGATTCAAAGATATGGATAAAAGTGTAAGAGCTAAATTTATAAAAGAAGGTATAGAAGCAGGTATTCCAAAGAATGTAATTCAAGAACTTAAAGGTCAAAATAGTTTATATAAATCAGGTCCTATCAAAGATTTTCAAGTTATGGATATAGAATCTAAAGCTTATGGTCTTGCTGGTGTAAAAGAATTATTATATGATACAAGAAAACGACATACAGTATCTGACAAACTTGTAAATGTATTTCCATTTATTGAAGTATGGTTTGAAGTATTTCAAACTTGGGGACAGTTACTTGCAGAAAAACCATATGCTTTAAGACAAGCACAAGTATCTACAAGAGGACTTGGTGCTGCAAATACATTAGGTGAAAGTAGTGATGATGGATTTATATCACCTGACCCTATGAATCCTGATAAG